GGCCCAAGCACGTCGTGCGCAGCGACGGAGCCACGCTGACGGCCGCCAACGAAACCGAGGCCGCCGAGTTCCTTCAGGGTGACAAGGCCGCCCTGGACGCCCTGAAGGCGTCTGACGCGGCATCTGCGAAGGCCCGCGCCATCCAACTGAAGGCGGACGCGGACGTGGCCAAGATTCAGCATGACGCGGCGATGGCGCAGGCCGATCTGGCGGTGAAGACCGCGGAGGCGCAGGCCAAGGCGGCAGAGGCGGCAAAGCCTGCTCCGGTGCCGGACAGGCCGGCACCGCCAGCGCCTGCCGCGCAAAGGTCGCCACCATCGCCGATGGCGCAACAGGACAGGGCGATGGCCAATCCGCCGCCACCGACCACAGCCACACAAGGCGCGGCGGCGGCCAATCCGTCGATGCTGGCCACCGACACAACCCAGCCGTGGACACCGCGGGATGACGCTGCCAGGGCGGCTGCGGCGAAGGCGCAGGCGGAGCGTGACGCACAGCACCCGCCGGCCTGATAGCCGCCGATGCCGATCAACACGCCAGGCGACCTGATTCAGCTTACATTGAAGTCGGCTGGCGTGCTGGGCGTGGGGCAAAGCGCTCTCGCTGAGGACTACAACGACGCCTTCGACGTTCTCAATGGACTTCTAGCCCAATGGTCAAGGCGACGTTGGCTGATCTGGCACCTCATCGATACGTTCGTGGTCGCCGACGGATCGCCGTCCTACACCATCGGCATCGCTGGCGGCATCGTTGGTGACTTCGCGGTGCCGCGCCCTGACCGCATCGAAGCCGCGTTCGTCCGCCTGCTGGTGTCCTCGCCAGCCAACCCGGTCGATATCCCGCTGACCGTGCTGCAATCGCGCGAGGACTACAACCGCTTTCCGCTCAAAACGCTGTCCACCAATTTCCCGAGCGCCATCTTCTATGACTCGGCGTTCCCAATCGGGCAGGTGTTTCCGTTCCCGATTCCCCGCGCCGGCACGGTCGAAATTCACCTGTCGATTAAGGAGACGCTGACGCAGTTCACCAGCTTTACGCAGGCGATCAACATGCCGCCGGAATACCTGGAGGCGATCTGGACCAACCTGACGGTGCGCCTGGCGCCGATCTATCAGTATGAAACGCGGCCCGAGGTGGTGGCGCTGGCGAAGGCATCGCTGGCGACGATCAGGGGCGCGAACACGCAGATACCGCGGCTGACCATGCCGCGCGGGCTGGTATCGGGTCGCTCCGGGTCTGGCGGGTTCCCCGCGTTTGGGGGCGGTGGAGGCGGCGGCACTGAGACGCTGGCCGACCTGAATGCGTTGCTGGCGACGCTGCCGACCACGCTGCCGGGGGCACATGGCGTGCTTTGGAACAATGCAGGCGTCCTCGCCATCTCCTGATGATGACGCTTGCTGATCTGACGACATTGCTGAAGACCGCGCCGACCGTGCCAACGCTGCTGAGCGTTTGGCTGGACGGCGATGGCAGCGGTGCCGGCTATTTCTGCTTTTCGCTGATCCCGCCGGTGTTCACCTTGGATCGTAGTGCGCTCGACGGTCCTGACCTGCTCGCTTAAACTCAAAGGAGACCACGCCCATGTCCGGCACCACCACCGTCATGACCGGCCCGAACTTTCAGCAAATCCCACTGGCCCAGGTCACCAATCAGTCCGTTGCTACCAACCTAACCGCCATCGGCAGCACGCGTGCGACTTCGCTCGGTCTCACGTCAACCATCAACAACGTCACCACGGCAGCCGCCGGCACGGGCGTTACTCTGCCGCCTGCCGCCAGTGTCGGGATTGGTGCAACCGTTGTGATTTTCAACAACGGGGCGAACCTGATCCAGGTGTATGGCGCGGGGAGCGATACCATCGACGGCGTGGCGGGTGCGACTGGCGTGCCGTTGACTAATGCGACTCGCTGTGAATTTTATGTCATCACCGCAACGTCATGGATTTCCGCGAAGCTGGGCGTCGTTAGCTCGTAGGATCAAGCGTGCGCGTTCCACTCATTGACGGCGCATACTCGGCGCGTAGCATAATTGCTTCGGCGCAAAGGGCCGTAAATATATATTCCGAAGCCAATCCAAAATCATCGCCGGTTCCTTTCACCGCATACCCATGCCCTGGCACAAGGCTTTTAGGCAATCCGCCGTCACCAGGACAGGCTAGATCGCTTTATAGAGCGAACACCAACGACCTCTACTACATCGTTGGCCCGCAAGTGCTATACGTCAAGCCTGACTGGACGATGCAGCTACTCGGCACCATCGCCACCACCACCGGCATCTGCTCCATGGTGGACAACGGCACCGACATCGTTCTCGTTGACGGCTCCGCCATTGGCTACCAGATCGACATGACGACGCGCGTCATGACCACAATCAGTGCGGCCACGAACTCGCCGCCGATTGGCAGCCTGGGCGTCTATGAGTTCAACGGCAGCCGGCGTGTGGACATTCTCGACGGGTTCATTGTCGCCGCCGATCCGAATACGCGTGTGCTGCGGAGCACGTATTTGAATCAGATCGTTTGGGACAGCCTTTGGTTTTCCGACAAGAATGGCTACTCCGACAACATCATTGCCGTTGTCGTGCAGAAGCGGGAAATCTGGATTATCGGCCGCAAGACGACCGAGATTTGGTTCAACGCCGGCCTGACGGACTTTCCGTTCGCCATCATGCCAGGTCCATTCATCCAGCACGGTTGCACCGCGCCTTACTCCATCGCGGCGCACAATGGGTTGGTTTACTGGCTGACCGAGGATCAGTCGGGGAAGAACATCTTGGCGCGCGGCGAGGGTTACAAGGCGGTGCCGGTATCGACGCCTGCGCTCGTTACCGAGTGGTCAACCTATCCTCGCACCGACGATGCCATCGGGTTCTGTTTTCAGCAGAATGACCATCCATTCTACCAGATCACGTTTCCGACTGCGGACAAGACGTGGCGGTATGACGAGAGCACGCAGCAGTGGCATGAGCCGGTGTGGACGGACAACGATGGCGTGGAGCACCGGCACCGGGCGAACTGCGCGGCGTTTGCTTACAGCACGAATGTGGTGGGGGACTGGGAGACAGGGGCGCTGTATGCGCTCGATCCGGCCGAGTTCACCGATGCAGGCCAGCCGATGATGTGGGAACGTGGCTTTTCGCATCTCGTGGATGACGGCGAGCGTGTCAGTTATCCGGGATTCGCGCTTGATCTGGAAGCCGGCATGGCGCTGGGCTTCCCTGCTGCTACGCGGGACTTGCCGCTGCGGCTGCCGGACCTGACATCGCTTGGACTGATCGGCACGGTCGGCAGCGATGGCGGGTTTCTGGTAGAATTGTCGTGGTCTGATGATCGAGGCAGGACTTATGGAAATCCTGTCGCGCAAACAAGTCAGACCGGCGCGTTCCTCGGGCAAATGCAGTGGAGCAGGCTTGGGATGGCCAGAGATCGCATCTTCAAAGTAAGAGGAACGATCCCCGGTCAGTTCGCACTGAATGGCGCATGGCTCAGTCCTCCTCCCGTAAAATTCAAGAGTTGACGGCATGAGCGGCATCGCCAGACCGACCGAATATACGTGCCATATGCCGGGGCCTGGCACGCCAATGGTGGACCCAGTAACCGGCATTCCCTCAATAGCGTGGTGGAACTGGGCGCTGAAGATATACGCCCGCACCGGTGGCGGCATCGGTATAGCGACCACGGCCGCCACGGTGCTGCCGGTCACGGTGGCCACGTTGCCGCTGACGCCTGATATCTCGGCGCGTGCGTTTGTGAGCGATGCGCTGGCGCCGGTGTTTGGTGCGTTGGTGGCTGGCGGCGGGGCGGTCAGTGTGCCGGTTTTTTTTGACGGCGTGGCGTGGCGGGTGGGGTAGTGCGCTACTTTCGCAAGATCGCAGAGGGCGTGGACACAACGCCCATGCTGTATGCGTTGCAGCGGCAACCGGAACTGTGGAACCAGAAGCGGTTCCGCACAACATTCCAGAATACGCCACACGGTCAGGTGGACGATATCTGGCTGCGCTTCTCGGATGACAGCAAGGCCCAAGGCGACACTGCGGCGGTTATGGCTGACGGCGATTGTGTTTGGCATGAAGCCGCCAAGGCGTTGCCGCAGGCCAGACCGATCTTGCTCGATCTGATGCGGCGGCTTGAAGCTTATGCGCTCGATCGCGTGGTCATCACCAGGTTACTGCCGGGACGCATTATCCTACCGCACGCAGACAACGAAGGTGCCTATGTGCATGATCCGCATCGGCAGCGCCATCATGTCGTGTTGCAGGGCCTTCCTGGCTCGCTCTACCGCACTGGTGATGAGACAGTGCAGATGCTGACCGGGCAGGTTTGGTGGTTCGATGCGTTGACCGAGCACGAGGTTGCGAACAACTCGGCTGACGATCGCATTCACATGCTGGTTGATCTGCGCATCATGCCGTGATTACCGCACAAGTCGAGCCATATGCCGCGTGCCTGCCGGAACTGATTGCACTCTACCCTGAGCACTGGGACGCTCTGGCGCTCGATAAGGACAAGCCAGAGGCCGCGCTCGATCCGATGTGGGATGTCTATGCAGAGCGCGATGCAGCAGGTCATGTGCTGTTGATAACGCTGCGAGAGCGCGGAAGACTGATCGGCTATTTCCTTGGCTTCGTGGCTCCTGGTCTGCATTACCGCCGCTGCCTGACTTATCACATGGATATCTTCTATGTCGTGCAGTCAGCGCGTGGACGATTCGGCGGCAAGCGTCTCATGCGGGCGTTGATTAATGAGTGCCGAAGGCGTGGCGTCAAACGAATGTTCGTTGGCGAAAAGCTGCATTGTCCAGCAGGACGCTTGTTCATGGCGATGGGGTTTGCGCCCGTAGAGACGACCTATTCCTTATGGGTAGAGAACTGAAATGGTAGCGGCGGCAATCGGTATCGCTGGTGGCTTGTCGGCTGTTGGCAGTATTGCCAGCGGTGCTCTTGGATCAAGCGCGGCCACAGGTGCTGCTCAGACGCAGGCTGCCGCCGCTGATCGTGCGCAGGCTGCGGCGCTTCAGCAACAGGGCACAACGCGTGGAGACCTGACGCCATTCCGCCAGGCTGGCACCGATGCGCTGGCCTCGCTACGGGTGGCGTTGGGCCTCGATCCGGCCAACGCGCCAACGGCAGGGTCAGGCGGATCGCCTGCGGTATTCAACATTACCGACCCGAACGGCAACGTGGTGATCCAGAACGCGACGGCGGCCGATCTGCAACTGGCGCACCAGTTCCCGGCAGTGGCGCATATCGTTCAGGTGTCGGGGGCCACGCCCGGTAGCGCGTCCGGTCTGTCGCCATCCAATCCGTTGCCGGGCGGCTTGACGTTCAATCCGGTTGGCGGGGCAATCTTCACGCCACAGGGCGGTGCGACCTTTACCCCGGTCGGGGGCGCCACCTTTGCGCCGACACAGGCGCAACTGGAAGCAACGCCTGGCTATCAGTTCGACCTCGCGCAAGGTCTGCGTGGTGTCGAGAATAGCGCATCGGCGCAGGGGCGAGGATTGTCCGGCGCGGCGATGAAGGGTGCAATCGGGTTTGCCGAAGGGACCGCGCAAAATACATTGTCTCAACAGGCGCAGATTTTTCAGAATAACCTGCAAAACCAACAGGGGATATTCCAGACGAACCTGGGGAACCAGAAGGAGATTTTTCAACAGAACCTTGGCAATCAGCAGGGCATTTTCCAGCAGAACCTGGGCAACGTGCTGAACCCGTTGGAGGCGCTTGTTTCGGGCGGTCAGAACGCCGGGGTGCAGACCGGGAACCTGGGCCAGCAGGCGGTGGCAGGAGCGAATGCTGCGGCGATCGGAGGAGCGAACGCACTCGCTGCCGGACAGGTAGGGTCGGCACAGGCGTTGGGTAATGCAGCTACCGGGATCGGGAGCGCGGGGAATAACACGGCGAGCAACTTCCTGCTGTTTAATGCGCTGAACCGAACGCCGACTCCTGGTGATCCAACAGGATCAGGAGGTGTGGCTGGACCACTTGGTAGCGGCCTTCTAAGTCAAGGGTTGCTTGGATGAGCGGTACCCTCAACCCGCTTGCGGCGACTGCACCGGCTCAACCGCAGCCGGCGCCGAACCCGCTGGCCACCGGCACGCTGCCAGCCGCGGCACCGCAGAAAGGCGCGCCCGCGGTTGGCGACGTGATGGCGCAGCTTGGCCAGATGCAGCCTTCACCGCAGGATATCGTGAAGGGCCTCGATCGGGTGAACTACGCGGTGACGGAACTGGGCAAGCTGGCCGGCGACAAGTCGGTAACGCGCAAGGACGTTGTGAGAGCCACGGCCGATGCGGTTGGTGCGCGCAAGATCGGCGCAGAGGAAGGGATAAAATTCATCTCGGACATGCCCGAGAAGCCGGAGCAAGTCCGGCCGTGGCTTCAGCAGAAGTATCATGCCGCGCTGGTCGGCGCGGTGGCGTTGCACGCAACGGCGCACCGGATGGCGGGCAATGTGCCGCAGCCGCCGATGGCGCCTAACCCGGCGCTTGTGAGGCACCTACAGGGCGCAGGCGGCGGTGGGGCGGCAATGCCAGGGGCGATGCCGCAAGGGCCTGTAGTGGCGCCTGGTGGCGGCGGGATGGGTCTGCCGGGAGGGACTGCCTGATGTCCGGAAGCTTTGGCGGGGTAGGCGGGGTCGATAGCGCGATCCCGCTTTCTGCCGGCCGGATCGGTCAGCAGGGGCAGGGCGGCAACACGCTGTTGAGCACGCCGACCGGGATGATCGACGCCCTGAAGGGCATCGAGACGATGCAGTATCTGCACAACCGGAACCAGCTTTTTCCGGGCGAGCAGACGCTACAGCAGCAGGAGATACAGAAGGGCGGTATCGGCGTTCAGTCCGATACGCTGAAGCTGCAACAGGCCAAGCTGGGAATTGCCAATCAGGCAATGTCCTCGTTGCTTGGCAAGGGGGATGCCGTCAAGCTCTCCGATGTGATGAATATCACCGGCCAACTGGCCGCGAACGGTATGGAGGTCGATCCGTTTCTGGCAGGATTGAAGGCGTCGGGTGCCACCGATGGGGCTTCGTTGGCTGCATTCGTTCGCCAGTCAGCAGGGCGCAGCCTGCCCCCAGGCGAGGCTGTGACGATGGGGGCGCCGAGCTATGTAGGGACGGTTGGTCTCGGCCAGACCGCTCAACCGATCGCCATGGGAGGGCCGCTGTCCGATCAACGCGGTGTCGTGTCGCCCGCGGGTGCTGCGCTGCCGGTCGTGCCATCGACCTCCGATCTTGCCACGCCGGTCAGCTATGTTGGCCCGAACGGTCGGACGGTGAATACGACCAAGGGGCAGTATGCGATCGATGCCGGTGTAAATCCGGCAACACTCGGTCCAGTTGTCGCTGGCCAGACGATGCCATCTATCTCGCCACCAGCACGCAAGGATATGAGCGGGCCGACGCCAGGACAGGTCGAAGCAGGCAAGGCAACCGGAACAGAAAGCGCAGCCGTGTTTCATGGCATTTCTCAGGCAGGCGATGCCGCGCGCAGTCAGGATGCGTTGCTGTCCGCACTGGAAGCGGAAGCAAAGAACTTCCGTCCTGGTCCTGGCGCTGACACCGCAGAGAGCGTAAAAAGACTGATCGTCGGCGTAGGCGCTCAGTTCGGAACCAATTTCGGTGTTGATCTAGACAAGCTGGCCGCGAAAGAATCAGTGGACAAGATTGCCAACCAACTTGCTAACGCAGCCGGTGCCGGCAGCGATGCCAGACTGCATGTCAATCAGGGGTCTAACCCATCGTCACACAATACGCCGGCCGGTCTCGACATGATCATTCGTCAGCTTCGCGGCACTTTTGACTACGCCAAAGTCCGGCAGCAACTCGCGGCGGCTTATCCTGACAAGGCAGACAGCCAGGGCTTTCTGGCCAACGTGGCAAGCAACCTTGATCCGCGTGTGTTCCAGTATAACCGTCTCGGGCCGGAACAGAAGGTGGAATACTACAAGGGCATCACGGACAAGAACGCATTCAAGCAGGCTTATGGGTTTGCCGAGACAAACAAATATCTGCCTGCGATGCAGTGATGGCCGCTACGCAATCCGTTCTGAGCGATGATGACTTCCTGAAGCGCACTGGCGCGGCAGTCGGTGGCGCTGTTACGCGGCCTGAAGAAGATGATGCCTTTCTGTCGCGGACAGGCGCGAAGCCTGCCATTCCGACCGTCGCGAAGTCAGAGGATCAGACGGAACCCACGCTCACTGATGAGTATGGGCGTCCGATCATGCCGACGACGCTACCTAAAGCGCCGTCGAAGCAGGCTGTCTTGGACTTTCTTGGTCCCGCTCCGAACACGACCTATGGCGATATCCTGCCTCTCGCGCGCGACAACGCAACCAACACGCTGCACTTTGCGCTACCGAATATCATTCGTTCGCCGTTGCTCGGGGTGGCTCAAGGACCCGAGGCAGGAGCAACAATCGATCCTTCGACTGGTACTCTCGGTATCACGCCGGAGGCGCAGGCGGTGGCTGGGTTTGCCGCGTCACCGCTTCGGTTTGGCCCGCTCGGTCCGGTGCCCAACGTGCTGGCCGCACGCGAGGCGCCGCTGTCGCCTGAGTTCCGTGCCGCGCCTATCGCTGCGCCGGCTGCAATAAAGATTGAGGCACTGAATGCTGGCGCTCCGGTGTCAGCGGTGCCGGCCGCAAACTTCGGTGCCGCGGGGGCCGACGTGACAAGAGAACCGATCCCTGAGTTGACGCCGGCACAAAAAGCGACGGCATTGCAGAAGATGGTCGGGCAGCCTGCCGAGGATCGCTTGTCGCCTCAAGGCCGCGATGACGCCGTCTACTTCCCTGGAGTCGAACGCCCCGAAGCGATGAAAGACTTCAGCGACGCGCCTGAAGGGCAGATGTCTACCGCATTGGAGCACAAGGCGCTTTACAACACCGACTCGCATTACCACGATCAGTTTGATGCGCAAGTCAAGAAGAACAATGCTGTTATGACAGACGGCACCACGCTGCCAGACGGCACGAGGGTAGCTGGCCTAAAAGATATGTTTGGTGACGCGAACGCCCGTGATGCCGCGATGGAAGATGCTCGTGCGCTCATGCCAGGGTCGGTCAAATTGTTCGATGGAGAGAAGGAAACCTCTATCCAGCCTATCGTCGATAAGGTCAACGAGATACTTTCCAGCGGCAAGGGCAAGATCGATGCCGTCGCGAACAATCTGCGGCCTATCCTGAAAAAGCTGTATGACGCTGATGGAAACCCGGAGACATTGCCGTCTCAGATCAAGGGTATCTACGATGATATCAACAACAAGCTTTATGACAGAACCCCGACAAAAGAAGGCAACGAGGCTCGGCAGGCGTCGGATCAGCTAAAGGCTGTAAAGGCGGTCGTCTCTGATGTGATTGGCGCCGGTCTCCCTGGCACAAAGTGGGCCGACTACCTTACGAACTTGAGCGGTGCGCTAGGGCAAGTGAACAAGTTCGATTACATGCAGCAGTTTCTTACCGGCTCAAAGAGCCTGTGGGGCAGCGATGGAATGCTGCAATTTAACAAGGTAAACAAGATGCTGGAGGACATCCGGCAGCGTAGTGCAGACCCGACTGGCGGCGCACGCCAGATGACGATGGACGAGATCAACAAGATCGAAGCGGTTCGTAACGAGTTGGCTGCGAAGGACTTGCTCGATAAGCGCGCTGGGGTGCGTGGATCGCCTACTGTTCAACTTGCCAATGCAGCGGGCGGTCTCGGTTCCGGCCCGCTCGGAGCCGGAATCAAGGGCGCGGCAGAGGCGGCACTTCATGCTGGCTTGGCGGCCACAACGGGCGGCGTTGGCAATGCTGCTCTCGCCGGTTATCGCTATATCGTCAAGCCGGCGGTCCAGGCAGCAAGGGATCAGAGGGCGGCGAATACCCTGGAGGCGACAAAGCAACGCCTCCTTGACACGACGCCTAACCCGCTCTCGCTGCCGTAGTGTAGCGATTGACCCAATACCACCGCGGCCACCCGGCGAAATACCAGCCGACGATACCGCCAGCTATGGCTCCGATGGCGATGGCGAGCGGCAATGTAACCTCGCTGGCGATCAGTGACATAAGCCCTGCGCCGCAGAATGCGCCGAACGGCACGAACAGGACGGTAGCGACGATGCGGGCGTAAAGGTCGCCACGCGTCCAGAAGTAGCCGAAGCCGAGCACGATGGCGATGCCGATCAGGATTTCCATGTCAGTTGCAGTGCAGAAAGCCAGAGGAACCGTAGCAGGTCACGCCAGCGTTTGTCGGCATCATGTAGGGACGATAGCTTTGGAATGACGACACCGGCGCCTGGTAGGCCGGCATAGCGGAAAGAATACTAAGTGCGGTCATTGCCCGCTGCTGGCGCCGGTCAGTCTGCATCTGATTGAGTTCCGCCTTTGACCGCGCGAAGGCAACTCCTGCGTCTGACATGCTCATGCGGCCTGCATCGACTTGGGCGGCGAGTTGTGCCCAGTTTGCGAAATAGACATCGATCAGATCGGAGTCCAGGTTGGCTGCAACCAGTCTGTTTCGGACAGCGGCGGAAGAACAGTTCATTCGGGCGGTGATTTGCTTGTCGCCAGGATATTGAAGTCTGCAATTAGTCTGCTGTTGTGTGGCTGTGGCGCTTGCCGCATCGAGATTTTGTTGAGCGCATCCGCCGAGACTGGCGGCGGCGAGGATTGCGAGGGCGGCGAGTTTCATGGCTTAGGTTTCCTTTTGGGTTGAATGGCAATTGGCACGCTCATTAGCGAAAGGCCGGATTCCAGCAATTCACGGATCGCCGCAGCCCGAGACGGCAGGCGGTGGTCATATCGCCAGTCGTCCACCCGCTTAAGCAGCGCAGAGGGCAACGGAACGATGACCCTTTGTGTCTGGTCCTGATCCATAGGTGCCATATATGCCGATGGTGCCACTGATGTCAACAGCAACCTTGGAGCCGCCCTGAATGGCCGCTTTCGTCACCGCCGCCCTACCTTTGCCGAGGTTCGTAGCCTACTATGCGAGCACTGGTGCTCCGCTGGCGGCCGGCAAGGTCTTTCAGTATGTGCCAGGCACCACGACATTGAAAACCTCATGGCAAGATTCTGCCATGTCAATTCCCAACCAAAATCCCCTGACGTTGGATTCGGGTGGGTCAGCACTTATATACGGCGCAGGCGCATATTCTCTTGCCGTTTTCGATTCCTTGGGTAATGCCGTCCCAGCGTATAGCGGCCTGACCACCTCTACCGACCTGGACTTAGTAAACCTCACACTGAACGGCATTGTCACCTTCAACGGCGCCACCGTTTACAACGGCGCCACTGACTACTTCGGCGCGGCAAACTTCCACGCCAGCCCGGCCTTCATCGCGCCGATCTTCGGCAACACCAATTTTTCCGGCACCGTGACGGTCAACGGTGTTGCCTCCACCAGCGTTGCCGGCTGGCAGTATGCCGGCACCGGGCCGGCGGCGCATGGCTTGGCCGTGGTCAACATCGCCGTGACAGCCGCCGGCAGTTCCATGCTCGCGAACAACTTCTTTGCGGTGTCCGATGCGCGGCTGAAGCTGGATGTCGAGACAATCAGCGAGGCGGACGCGCTGCAATGGCTGACGCGCTCGCGGCCGGTCAGCTACCGCAAGCTGCTGACCTATGCCGCCGATCCGGCCACGGCAGCGCCCGAATGTGGCTTCCTTGCCCAAGAGCAGGTGACGGCAGGATATGGGCGCTACGTCGGCACAGCGCCGTGTGAGGGTCTGCCAGAGCGCGTGGACGGCGACATGACCTCGCTGGCTGATGTCATGCTGACGCTCTCGCCACAGTACCAGGTGGCGTATCTGACGCGCGCCCTTCAGGTGGCGATGGCTCGGATCAAGGCGCTGGAGGCGCGGATATGAAAGCATGGGCTTCGATCGAAAACGGCGTGACGACGGGAGTGTGGCACTCTGACGTGGTGCCAAGCACATCCGGCACCTGGGTTGACTGCGGCGACACGCCGCCTGCGCTCGGTTCGACCTGGAACGGCACGGCGTTCGCGACCGCCAAGCCGCAGAAGATCACCTCGATGCAGTTCCTTGCCCGGTTGCCGCAAGCGGTGCTGCCTACGCTGGCGGCCAGTCCTTCGACGCTGGTCCTGCTGATCACGCTTGCCGCGGCGGGGGATATCGATTTGGCCGATCCGGCGGTGGCGGCCGGCATCAACAGCCTGGTGCCCTCGCTACTGACTACGCAACAGGCCGCAGCGGTCCTGGATAGATAGGGAGACGATGATGAAGGTGTTCCTTCTGGCACTGCTTGCCGCTGTCCTGGCCTTCCCGGCTGCTGCCCAGCAGTTCCAGCGGTTGCCGCCTGGCGTGCCTTGCGGGCAGGCGCAGCCGCCGGCTGGCATGTCGCCGGGGTATATGGATGCGTTCGGCAATCAGTGCGTCTCGCCGGGCACTGCCGGTGCTGGCGGCGGGGCAGCGGGTGCTGTTACGTTGGTGCCGCCGACCGGGACGCCCGTGGAGGTGACGGTGACGTGCGGTGTGACGACCACAGCGCTTCTTGCCGCCGCTGCTGCTACACAGTTTGTGCTCATAAAATCGCCAACCGGCGCCGCCGCTACAGTATGGATCAACGCAGCGGGTGTTGCGGCTGTAGCCGCTCCCCCTTCGATTGATTTGGTTGCAGGCGCTTCGCTCTTGTGGTCTCCCGGCAACGGGTTTGTGCCAAGTTCAGCCATAAATTGTATCGCTTCAATAGCGACAGCGGTAACTTTAGTCTACAAATGATGTTAGAGGCAGTCGCCACTCTACACCTCGGCGGTTTTCATGTATCCTATCCATTGTGGATGGGAAAAGAACACATGGACCATGAGGAAGAATGGCGACCTGTCGTTGGTTACGAGGGATATTATGAAGTGTCAAGCCTCGGACAAGTGAGAAGCATTGATCGCTTCGTTTATCATCCTTTAAGCACTTTGCTTCATTCGCGTTGCGGACGCGTGCTCAAGGCTCATCCGAACGGCTATGGAGGGCGCGGACATCTCCAAGTTATCTTAGCGCGAGGCGGCAAAAGAGATGCTCGAAGAGTTCATAAGTTGGTTGCTGCGGCATTTCTTGGTCCAACGCCTCCGGGAAACGTGGTCAAGCACAACAACGACAACCGTATAGATAATTCCTTGGCTAATCTTTCGTTCGGCACGCCAAAAGAAAATATGGCTGATCGAGATAGAAATGGCCATACCCGTTTCGGAGAAGCGCACGGGATGGCAATCCTTACAACTCAGGATGTCATTGACATCAGAAAGGCGTCGCCGGCAATTTCTGAGCGTAAATTAGCTGCTCATTACCACGTCTCACGTGGGGCTATCCACGGCATACTAAACGGCAAAAACTGGAAGCATGTGAAGTGACAATGCGCCGTCCCGCCCTCATCGCGGCTTTGCTCTGGCCAACCGTTGCGTATAGCCAATTTCTCGACGGCTTACCTCCTGTTGGCGTGCTGCCCGCGCCGCCTCTGAGCGCGTCGGACATCCTGACCGTCTGCCAGGGTGGCACGGCAGGCGTCCCCGGCACGTGCACGCCGCGGCAGGCACCAGCTTCGGCATTCGCCTCGGTCATTCCAAACATTTCGCTTTCTTCCCCGCCGCCAATCGGCAACGTCCTGCCGAACACCGGGGCGTTTTCCACGTTGAGCACCGGCACCATCAAGGCTCCAACGATCGCCGGTGTAGCGTTCGCCAACACAGGCGGCGGCACTGCATTCCAGATCAATAGCGGCGGGGCGTCTGCCGTAGCCAACCAGGTAACGATAATTCCGGCAGGCACCGGAGGTGGCCCGTTCCTGTCAGCCACCGGCACGGATGCCACGATCCTGCTGAAACTGGCCGGCAAGGGCGGATTTGCCGCGAACAATGCCGGCGCAGTTCAGGTCACGAACTCGCCATTTGCAGTCGTGACCGGCACACAGACCGTCACCACCGATGTTCAGCAGGCATTCAACGTCACCACCAGCATCACCGGCCTTGCCACCAACAATCCGACCGGGCAGTACAACAACTTTGCCTGGGTGATTTCGCCCGACAACGTGCAATTACCGGGCGTCAATCAGTTTCTCAACGGCATGCAGTTCTCTTACAACTTTGGCCTTGGCGGCGGCATGACAGGCAACCGCAACGCTTTCGTTGTAGACCTGATTCAGAAGGGGCAGACAGCCAACACGATCGCCAGCGGTACCGCCGGCAACTATGTCGGCGGGCTGTTTCGCTCTACTGTATCCTTCAACGACAACGGGACCGGGGTAACGCCTGCCACGGCGCACGGGCGTCTATTCGGGATCAATCCAAACGCCACCTGTCTCAGTGGCGCCACCAACTGGTATCAATGCACCGGAGCCGAGATTAACGTCGCGCTTAATGCTGGAGCCAGTGCGCTGATCCGTGACTGGCTCTCCATCGCCGCGCTTTCCGGCTCGCAGCAAGGCAGCGTTGTCGATGCCGGAATCTGGTTTTATGGCAACGGCGTTGCGG